GATGATCTAAAATCGATCTTGTGATCTTTCTCTATCTCATAGGCTTGAGGCTCACCCCACATCACACCATCTTGCGGTGTCATGCTGGAACCGACACTGATATTCACTGACCCCTGCCCCTCGATCTGAGGCAGTATTGAGTTGATCTGCTTTATCGTATTTGTTGCCGCACCGATAACCTGATCTAAATCAATTTTTGTTGCTTCAAGCGTGGCTGTTATTGATGTGTCAGCCGCTCCGTGAGTGTCATTCATTGTGAACACTTTAGAGGTTGTGTATCCAGCACCGAAAAGCTTTAAGGCATTAGCCTCTGAGCTTTGAGATACGTTCGACCAGTATGCCGTCGTGCTGTTCCACTCCCCGACAACATCAGCCCAAGTTCCTTGGGTTGCGCCCATTTTTTCAGAAACTGACAGTGCTCTTAAATTAGGCAAATCAATAAAAGTAAAAGCGTTCTGCGCCCAGTTATATACGAGTGCTTTGTTGGCGCTTTCTGAATTAGTAGCGTCTACATCGGCGTAACAAATCCAAATTTCAGACCGATTATTGACCGTTTGGCAATAAACGCTGCGCGTGTCAGTCAGCGCATTAAAAAAAGTTCGTCTAACACGTTTTTCGGCAATGCTCTGCTTTTGATTGCCGTCATGCACATAAATGTCATCATGGCCCACGACCAAGTGCTTTCCTAGAAACTCAGCACATGCTCCGCGATTTATAATTCCATCGTCGGAAAATACTTCACGGAACGAAAACACCAACGGCGCTCCGATAAAATCCATCGCGTAAACGCCACGTTCGGCATAAATTATCTGAGAGTTGTTAAGTGTTAACTGATCTATCAGATCGCCATTATTACCACCTAGCGTGTTCTCTCCAGCTAAGTTTGTCGTGCTAGTGATTGAGTAATCAGTCGGCACCCCTGTCGGCTCATATTCATCAGACCATCGAACCGTGTAGGGGTACTTGTTACTGCTCGACTCATAACCAGCCATAATCAAAAAAGACTTATAAGGCTTTAAACATTGTGTTTTTACGCCTGAAGGCCACGCCGTTAAATCGGCAAACCTTTGTGGGCTGGCGTCCGGTTGCATGAACTGCGGTACGTCCGAGCCATTATTCATCATCAACGCATTGCCAAGTTGCTCTGATTGCCACCGGGGGCTGTTCGTGTAATTAAATGCGTCTGATGTTTTAGACACATTTGTTACGACAGTGCCGTTAAATCTATATATTTTATTCAGTGTTCCAACGACCAGCGTGTTGTTTTGTTGGTACATCCACCCCTGAACATGAGTCGGCGCATACGCTGTGCTAAATCTAACGCTATGACCTAGCGCCTTGCCAATACGCCCCTCGTGGAAACTGACATTGTTGCCAACGGGAAACTGTGTTAGCTCCAAGTCATAGGGGTCTTGGTCGGTAACAATACCGCCAGCGCCGATATTTCTTAGCGGGACGTAAGCCATTAATCTGCGATTCTTTTGAACATGTAAACGACGATATAAGGCTGCACGATAGTGTGCGCCGCACCGCCGCCGGTAGATGCTGTACTAGCAGAGGCGCTTGCAGATAGTGCGCCACCGCCTGTGCGGTTGTTAGACCCGGATACTGTTTGAAAGGCAGTAAATGTGTGGCTGTGAGCTGGCATCTCTGCAATGGATAATGCGTGAGTCTTAGCACCGCCGGTTTCTTCAGCAGTATCAAAATCAGTGTCGCCGGAATCTAAACCTACCATGACTCGTCCAGCACCAAATGCCGCCCAGTTACCACCAAACAGGGTGCTTGGGTTGGTTGCTGCAATCGAGGTGTAAACAGAGCCAATAGGCCAAGCAGCTAAAAGTGCAGCAGCTTTTGTGGTCTTTGCATCTAATGCTGCCTGTAGTCCTGTAACATTGGCTAACGCTACAGCGCCAATAAAAGAGCCCGCGGTTAACGCGTTAGTGGACGGGTTATACGTGAAGTTAGCGGCTGAGTCTTTATACAAATACTCCGGCGCACTAGCGCCATCGTTGTTTTCCCCAAACACCATTCGATGTTCGATATTGCTGGATGCGGCATCTACTGTGATCGCAGAGGCTTTTGAAGCTGTGCCTAAAAATAATGCATCTGACCCGTCTGTACCGTTATCTAAAATTCTACTGACGCCATTGCTTGCGTAGACATCGCCTTGCGTGTCACCAATAAGATTGCCAATAAAATTTGACGTAATAACCGTTGCCGAAAAATTACCACTGGCGTCTCGCTTGACTAAGGTAGATGGCGTCGCAACATTAGTTGCGGCTGATGTATCTGCAATACCACCATTTATCTGGTTATTACTGACCGTCACCGCGCCAGTTATTGCTGGGAAAGTTCTCTTCAAAACGTCTTTTATTAGACGAAGATGATTATCTCCTTCACTGAGCGGATCAGCCGATGTCGGGTTAGTACCAACTAATCCATCGATGTATGTTGAGCTTGTATTTGCTTCGAGACCCATTATTTTTTCCTACGTTATTTGTTAATAGCACCAGCACATTTGTTCAGTTTTTCGTGTATCAACATGAACAAATGTTCTTGCTACTCCGACCGACATACCCATTGCTGAAGCGTGTTTGACAATTGCTAAACGCTGCGCACCTCCTGAAACTTTTATATCTGATGCAATACCCTGCGTATGCGTGCCGGGATTTTTTTTTGCTTTTTCAACGCTGTGATTTTTACTTCTAAATCCAGAGGTAATAACAAACGGGAAATCGCATATCTGACGTAAGTGTGAAAGAGCTTTTAAAAACTCCGAACACATATCTTGCTCTCCGGTTTCGGAGCAAACAAACTCGTCTAATGAAAAATATTTGTAATCACTCATACAGATTTTTTAACACCTTCTCTAAAGATTGTTCCTCAATCACAATATCTAACGCGTCTTTTTTAATTCTGAAAACGCCTTTTTTTATGTCCGGTGTGACTGCAAAAAAAACAGCTCGTATTGGCAAGGCTACAAATGCAAAAAAATCTACATCTTTATTCTCGTAACTTTTCTTGCTGGCTCTTGACGGGAGCCACTGCCAATAAAAATTGCCATTAATTTCTTGAACGTACCACGTTGACTTAACTTGGCACTTATAAAAAGCACCGGAATAATTTTCTAAAATGAGGTCATAAGGGCTGGAGGATGATGCAGTTGCTATCGTCTTAAATCGACGTTGCAGCACGCTGGCGGCTAGAAACTCCCCGGCAACACCAATCCAAGCATCGTCACGAGTCATAGTTGTATATTCTACAGTATGTTGTAACTTTATCCAAATATAGGGCGTTACTTACCTCTTTTTTTAGACAAAACTCCCTCAAAAGCACCGCCTCCAAAATAAAATCCTACAATGGAAAGCGTTATCCAATCTATTTTGAATGCTGATATTATCTCTTGGACTGCGCTAATATCCCGATCCATAAAGAACAGCATTAAAACCATGAAATAAGAACCGACAAAAGTAAAACCAAACATCAAAGCAAGGTATCTCTGAGCGACTTTAAACGGCGCGTAGCTCGTTAACAAATCTGTCTTAGCCTTCGTTTTAGCTTCTATAGATTCGGTCTCTGAAGTATGCATAGAATCGATAAGGTCAAGACCTTTACCGATCACATCGCCACTACCTAAAATCGTACTTAATATCCCCACTACTTTCGGCCTAGTATTTTTTGAACCGTGTCTGATTCATAAATTCTTAACGCCATCCAAACAATGGTCAAAAGAGACGCCATCGGAGGCAGCCAAGTAAACAGGCTGGCAATGCCGGTGCTTGCCGCCACTACATCAATGGCGCTTTTAGATTCTTCCGTCATTAGTTTTCATCCTTGAGTATTATTTTTTAGGTTTTTTGCCCTTTTGGGCTGCGGTTTTCTTTGGCCGACCAACTTTACTACCGTATGTTCCTTTTCCCTTTGGCATTTTTATTTCCTCTTTGCAGTTTTTTTCGATTGTTTAAAAGCTTGTGCAGTCGGTGCTCCCGGAGACCCTACCTTTCGCATTTTCTCTTTGCTTCCAGCGGCAATACGCCGCTTTTTAGCTGCAATGTTGGCGTATAGCCCTGCTTTTGCCATGATTTTTTCCTTCCTTGCAGTGATTAATTAAAGTCAACGCCATTACCGGAAAGTTGTGGCCCACCAAATCGTAAGGTCAGGCTACTGCTACCGGATAAATCGCCAGTTTTAATTCCTGCACGATATCGAACTTGAGGTTCAGGTTCATAGCCCACAAACTCACCGACTTTCGTAAATACATCAGTATCAAGAAAGGTTGTTCCGTCGTATGATTTTTGAACAGTAACTTTAGTGCCACTGCCTAAAGTTCCACTGATTGAAAAGCTAAAATCACCAGAGAAGGTTCTAACATCGGTGAACTCATTTGCGGCGTCAACAGCCGATTTAGTAACGTAAGTAGTCATCTTATTCTCCCTGCGCTTCTAGGTGAGTTTGATATGCGGCTTTAGCTTCGTCTGTAAATACAACACTAGCAATTACTACAACATCAGCGTCTTCACTAGAAAGGTCTGCATCAGGTGTAAGAACATGACGATGGAAGTTTCTTGATATTTCCTCATCATCTCTGCTAATAATAGTTGCAGTCCGTACTTGGACTACTGGATACCCTGCTAATTGTAATACTTCTATCTTGTCGTTTATTGTTGCTTCTGAAAGTGCCATGTTTATTTCCTTAGTTTATCGCCAAAATTGGCCTGTCCACCCTCTAAGGGTATTAAGCTGAAATTACGCCAAATGATTTCCATGTTCCCGGAGTCCCTGAAGTAGTGCATATCCATCCAACAGTTCCACCAGCGGAGGGCGTTGCGTACCAACAAATGTCGCCTGCTCTAAACGTGTCACTCATTCCCGCTGTGGCTGGGTCTTGCGTTCCATAGACTTCTCTGCGGCCGCGACCATAAATCGGGGTGGTCGGATTAAGGTTTGCACTAACTGTATAGTCAACGGATGGGCTGAAACCAATATCCATCCTTTTTAGTTCTGTTGTAGCTCCAATCTGCCAGCCTTTGGTAGTCAGGTTTGTATTGTTATCCCAATAAACGTCAACAAGCGCACCAGTTCGAGCAACTTTAATAAATTCTGTAGGCACCGCGCCTGTTTGAGAAAGTGTATTGCCAGAAAATAAAAGTTTCGGGTTAGAGCTAGCTTCACTTCCTTTTGTTATGAATACATAATAATAAAGTCTAGCCGCAGCTGTAGCGCCGCCAGTATTCAGCACAGCATTAATTACCGTATTGTTTTTAACGGTTGTGTCTCCACTTACCTCTAAATACATAGCGTTCCAATCAGCATCTTTAATAGTATTGGATACTATAGAGCCGTTCCCCTCATCCCAAAAAATACCATAAGCACCTGTCGTGTTAATAAAATTGCCTGAAACAATCGCATCATTAACACTATTAAATACAATTCCGTAAGATCCAACATTATTAAATATGTTGTTAGATACGGTTACTCTCGAAAAGGAGGAAGCCGTAGAGCCTGTTGTTTTGCCAATTTCCACTCCAGCAAAGCCAATATCGCTAAATATATTGCTTGTTATTAGAACATCTGATGCTGTTGCTGAGTTAATTGAAATCTGGTCTTTAATGCCATTGTTCGCAATACTGGAAAAGGTATTACCTATGACTGCTGTGTTAGACTGTTGAGATAAATAAGCACCGTGCTGACCAGCAATATTGTGAATTACGTTTGATTCGATAGCACAATCCGTACCTCTGGCAAGGTAAATGCCAAAGCAATGTCCAGAAAGGTTGTTGTTACTGACAATAATATTATTATCAGCAGAGCTTCCATAACTGCCTATCGCGAAGTCATCGTTATTATCACCGCTTATAATCCCACCTGCCGCACCTATGCCAACTATTTTATTTTTAGTGAAGGTAAAACCGTTAGCTGACCCGCCCCACCTTATAGCACCGCCTGCATGGTTTGTCATCGTGCAATCAGATACCGATACATCTGTACAAGTATCAAGGTAAACTGCCGCCACGCCATTCCATGCAGTAGCGGCTCCGCTATGTTCGGTTCCGAGACCAACAAAAGACAAGCCTAGAACTCTAATACCACTGACGCTATTAAACCGTAGGGTGGTTTTAGAAACACCTGTTTGAGTAATCTTTGCACCATAACCAGAAATAGTTATGTTTGATACGCCACATATAATGTTTCCAGATACTAGATAAGAACTAGGTGCAAAACATAACTCGTTATATTCTGTTAAAGAATTAATAGCC